TCTGGGAATACGTACTCTAAACCTCGCTTTGCTCCAGGTCCGACCAAACAGAAGTCTTCATCCTCATCGATATGTTTTAAATCTTCACATCGACTAAAATTGCATGGTGGATGATAGGCAAAGTATGGACCGATACCACGATGAGACCTGAACCAGTTACATACATCACTTAATGTATTATCTTTATTTAACACTACATCCGACATACCTAACTTATCAAGATGGTCCATCCAACGGATCATATTAGATAACTTAAATGGTTGGTTAGGATCGTTATCCTCTTCACGGCAGAAGTTTCTTGCCGATGTTTGTAGTGAAGTTTGTAACTGTGTAGCACCCCATACTTTTAACTTATTTGGATTCATATCAAGGTTATGATTAATAAGTTTATAGTAATCACCCTTCTTACGGTACTCGTCAAAGTCGATAATATTAGAATAATCTGTAGAGTTAGTAGCAACAAGAGTTAGTGTAGGCATCCCAACGAACTTAACAGCCATAGCGTTAAGAATCTTATTTCGCATCGATATATCCTGACCGAATACATGATTCTCTAACCAGTAAACCTCAGCGTGCTTTGATCGATTAGGATTCCAGTATGAAACTTCTTGTCTCATGGCTGGACCGAACTCTAGTGAATAGTTATATTCATCAAGACGGTTAGATTCTCTTAGAACCTCTCTACGAAAGAATTCTAATACCCACTTGTTAAAGTAACTAAACCTTACTGGGTCTCTATTAGCTCTTAATTCATTAATAGTCAACATGACGCACGTTTTCTTTTTCAGTTAGATCATGGTCAAGGTGAACTACATTTACCCAAGGACAAGCTTTCTTAATCTCTTTAATCTGAACTGGATCATCCTCAAAGTGAATAGCAACTTCAACTCCAGCTTTTTTAAGTTTGTTTAATACCTCTGCCTTATGGATACCAGAACTGGCTCTAGATTTTTCATTAAAGGGTAGTGGATTAAAGAATACGTGATTAGTGATACCATGTTCTCTAAGCATCTTCTTTGTTTCCTCAGCCTCTTCTTCAGATCTACCAGTAATGATAACATCCTTAGGACCAGGTCTGACTCCCATCAGACCCTTCCTCATGAATATTACACCATCTATATCGAATGAATTTATCATCTTAATAGTCCAATACAGCTTTGTTAAACGTGTATGGTAATTTTTTAGCTTTAGGTTTCTTATCTGCTTGTTGCATTTCAGTAAGTGGTGTAAATGTTCTACGAGCTAAAGCGTCACATTCGAATTTTGCATCTTCAGTCTTCATTTGTAATGGTGGAGATTTTTGAGTCCATGCTGACGCACCTCTTAAATAACCTACGATACCCATTTCAGATGCTACCTTACAGAATCGAATGGCTGAAACAACCACTGAACCAGAGTTTGGAGAATCTTGTACAGATAATCTCGCAGTTAATTCATAACGTGCACCACCAAATCCATATGCAACTATATCAAGATTCGCGATCTTGTTATCTGAACCGACATACTGACCACCTGGTTTTTGTAGTACTGTTAAACTTGGACCAGCATAGAGAGTCATACCCGCGATGGATTCATCTCTTACGATGTTTTGACCTTTAAGTACGTTTTCCTTGGAGATATGTTTTGACTCTAAGCGATCTTCCTTAGCCATATTTAAGAAGTCAGTGTTTGCTGTACGACCAGTTCTAATGTTCTCTTGACCTTGTGTAGTACCAGCGGCCATGTTCATTTGAATATGTTGTGTAACCATTAAACCTGAATCAAGCATCGCGCCTTGTAATACTTCAGATAAACGTGAAGCACCCCAACCAGATCTCATGTCTGAACCTACGATAGTTAAACCAGCATCGATAAATCTTTGTTCTACGTCTTGAGCAACTTCATAATCGATGAGTGTAGGGATACAGTTAATGAAGTGACAACCAGCTTCTAGCGCTGCTTCTACATAGAACTTAGTTGCTTCTTCTGATCCTACTGGTAAATAGTTAATGATAACATCTACTTTATGATACTTTAATAAATCCACGATACGTGAGAATGGTTCAGCAGGAATGGCACCAGTTCTAAATGATACTTCCTCTGGATAATCTAACATGTGTGGTGCGATACCATCAAGTTCTGGACCTGAATAAACTAAAGCATCCTTTGATACGCATGCTTCTGTAATTTCAAATACATGATCCATCGCGCAGTTTGGAGCCGCTCTTAATGCATCTTTTAATGGATGGTTTACTTTACGGATATCCACATCGAAACCGCAAACGAATTGAATATCATTTACAGTATATCCACCGATGTCTGGATACATTAGACCTACGTTATCGCTTGGGTTTTCAATATAGTACTGAATACCTTCAACGAGTGATTTGGCACAGTTACCTACGCCTATAATTGCTACTTTAATTTTTGACATTATGTCTCCTTTATATCAGTTTATTTGAAGGTCAAATTTGGCTTGGTTACCCAAGAGTAGGACCTTATTCAAAAAATGATTCTAATGATGATTGTGATTCTATTACGTTTGGTTCGTTCTTCCAATAGTTCCAACGATGAAACTTTGGAGCCAAGTGAACCGACTTGGGTCTTTCCATGTAAGTTTCCATATAAGCTTTAGGTGATATTGTATACCATTCATTAGGCCATTGGAAAGCTTTCCACTTATTACGATTACATATATCAATTATCTTATGAGTCATATAGTTTACTAACTCAGCTCTTTTCTCTTGACTACCATAAAACGGAGTATCTTTAAAATAACCAGTCTTTGGTAACCTTCTTGATTCATCTTCTACTGGTAGAGGACAAACAATCTCTATATTACGTATGTTTAGTTCTTTTAACTGTTTCTCATATTCAGCAAGTATAAGATCGATCTCAGCCATAGGATTAGTCTCTCTCATTAGATGATGTCTAATATCTATATTGCCGTAATAAGTTGTGAGAGTATTTATAGTCGCTGGATCTATACCATGATCTACCATCTCTTTTCTAAGAGTTTTCTTTAATACGCCTCTTAAAGTTCTAGCATCCTTACGAATGACGTTATATCCTCTTTGATATACAGAGAAGGCATGGCTATCACCAATAACTAATTTATCAGTGATTAATGGATTTCTTGTATCTGGAATAATCTTACATTTAGCGGATACTGCATCCCAATCGACGTTCTTCCAATAGTCATCACAAGAACCCATTCTACCTTTACATAGTTCACCATAGTCTGGCATAGGTATATCAAGTGAGATCATACCAGCTTTAGTTGTAGCTATTCTTTCATAGAACTTTGCTGATTCCTCAGTTGCACCACCAAATAGGTTTAATGATCCTTGGAATTCCATACCATGATATAGGAATACTGTCTCAAAGTCATCCCATGATTCTCCACGTAGTACTTTAACTTCTTTACCTAAACAATCAGATAACTGACAGGCTCTCATCATGGCCCATCCATTCTTATGAGAATATTCAGAATCGGTTAATTTACCACCTACGTAATCAATTGCTACCACGAGTTAACTCCGCATTATAAGCTGACAAACACATATCTTCTATAGTATATATGGGTTTTAAAAGTTCAAATTGGTTATCGATAGATAATTTAGCTGGATCACCGCTTCTTCTACCGTCTTTTTTTACTTCAAAATCTATACCAGTTACTTTCTTCATTGTATCAACTACTTCTTTGACCGAGTATCCTTTGCCCGAACCAATGCATTCGTATGGCGTGTTAAAGGCACCATGCTTAATCGTATCACGAATAGCGTTAACAAGATCCACAACGTGAATATAATCCCTAACACAAGTACCATCTGGTGTATCATAGTCATCTCCATAAATTGACATGTTATTTCGTTTACCAGCCGCAGTTTCAGCAGCTATTCTAATTAGGTGTGACGCTTTACCGACTTGACGGTGTTTACCATCTGAACCAGCGACATTAAAGAATCTAAATATAGTATAGTTCTTAGAGTTCTCTTTAATCACATCTTCAGCTGCTATCTTTGACCTTGCGTATGGATTAGCTGGATCAAATGCACCCGCTGTAGAGGCAAATATAAAGTGTGTATGGTCTTTAATCTGATTTAGTATCTTTTGTGTACCACCAAGGTTAACACCATAATATTTTGTCGGTCTAAATGTACTTTCCTCTACTTGGATTAACCCAGCGAGGTGTACAACCACGTCATAATCAGTATCTAAAACAAATCTTGTAACGTCATTAACAAAGATACGAGTACAGTATTCCATAACGTTATTATGTTTCTTCCACTCTATATCTAGACCATCGATAGTGTGACCAGCTTCATGCAGTACTTTACATAGATGGGATCCAATATAACCATTACATCCTGTTACTAATATCTTCAACACTTTCTCCATGTCGTAAATTTAAGTTTTGCTTCCATTCCGGTGAATGTATTGTTATTTATGGTTTCTATAATTTGGTCTATTGATTTACCATTCATAACCATATCATTAATATCTTTTTCTTCTGATGTTTCAGGCCATAGACAGACTGAATACTCTTGATCTATTAGCTTCTCGATAAACTTACAGATCTGTACGGATCTTGGTTCATTATCCATAATCAAGGTAGCGTTATCTTTAATAGCATTAATAAACTTAGTATCGAATCCTGCACCCGCAACCGCAATCGCGTTAGGTATAAACATAGAATCGATCGGACCCTCAGTTACATAGATTCGTTTACTTGGATCCATTCGGTCAAGACCATAGATCTTTTCTTGTTTCTCATCTAGTTTAATAGTAACATATTTAGGTACTTCGTTACCAAATGCTCTACCTTGAAATGCTATACACTTATCATCTTTATCAAAGAACGGTATAATAAGTCTTGGAGTATCATTATCAGTTTTAGTATACTGAAACTTTATCTTATTAACAAACTCTTTAAACTTAGCAGCAAAGTAAATGTCTTTCCAACGTTCTTTTGGTATTAGACGTTTAGAAACATATTGAACTGCTGGATGGTCTTCTGGTAATAATGCTACAGACTTAGCACCAGCATTAATAAGATCTAAACTTACTTTAGTTGGATCTTTTAAAAGTTCTGGTAATACATTAGTTATATCAACGTGATCGTTATGTTTTGACGTATTCTCTTTATAGTTCTCGAGTACGTACTGGTTATAAATCATTGGATCTAAGTGTTTGATTAGATTGCCAATATTTGAGCTAAAACCACAGTTATGGCACTTATACACCAAACGTTGTTGATTCTTAAAGACGAATCCTCTGGCCTTCAACGGGTTCTTTTTAGAGTCTCCGCATATAGGGCAGCTGAAGTTCCAATAGTAATCGGATTTTTTCTTAAAGTTACGGAGTTTGTAGGAGATTTGACCTACGAATTTTGCATCAATATATAACAAGTTTGTTCCTCATAATAATATAATTATATCATGATTTTCAATTATTGTAAACTAATTTTCTAATACGGCTACGATGTCTTCTTCTAAAATAATAACACGTTGGGCGCCGTCAATCGTGACAACCTGGGCTTTATTCCACATAAGCAGGACGTCTTCGCCGACTTCTACAGATGTTACTTCAGGTCCTACCGCCAATACTTTACCTGACTTTGATTCACCTAAACCTTGGCTACCCTCTAATATAATACCAGAAGCGGTTGTATTTTCACGTTTATTTTCTGCAATTAATACCTTTTTACCCAATGGTTTTAACATAATTATCCTTTAAAAAGCCAGATATAACTGGCAATGATGTTTAATAGAAAGAAGTAGGAATTTTGAAAGATAAGTGGTTTACTATTATGTTGTTTTATAAAGTAATACACTAGGATACCATGTGCTACAACGAAGCCTGGAAAAGCGTACCTCATAAAAGGTGCTTTTAAGGCTACCGCTGTACCACCGAAAATGAACAGAATCGTGGATAACCACTTAATATCAAAGTACTTCATAATGTATTATAATATAAACGTCAATTAATGTAAAATTAATTAAGCGTAGTTAGGTGTTTCTGTGCCGTTAGCGATTGTAGTAACTAAGTTATTACTTTCATCATAGATCTTAATGTTATGATGAGTGTGTTTATGCTTATGAGCGTGCTCTTTAGCTTGATCTAATGTTTCAAAGTCCATTGAATAGACTCTTAACATAGGACCTTGCCATTTTGTTAATTTAACTTTATGTGCCATGTCTTACTCCTGAAAATAATTTAACCAGATTTCTCTACTATTTATACAATATTCATTTAGCAAAGCTTGATGAACTTTTATGTTATACTCTGGATACTGATGAGCCTGATCCAGTATGTATGCAATATTGTTACTACTTGTTGGATCAGAGTGAAAGTCCTCATGCATCCATGGTATCTCGATACTTCCTATAACTGGTACACCTTGACTAACAAAGTCAGCAGCCACAATATTAAATGTTTCAGAGAAGCTTACCTGCATACCTATATCCATTGTAGAACATAGTTGAATGAACTCTTCCCTTGGTGTCCATTCATGATTAACCAATCTATGACCACGATCATAGAGGTGTTCAAATAGTCCAATAAGGTTACTTAACACTGGACCACCATTCATTTCAAGTCTTGCCGTATTAATATGGAAGTTTAATAGTTTACCAGATTCCTCAGCAAATTTTAAAGCACCGTACGCCTGTACGAGATGACTCTTTAATGGTCTTACCGCACCAAAGCAACCAATATCTATCATATCTTTATTTGATATGTATTCTTTTGTCTTATAACCTGGTGGATAGTAGTTTGGTAAATATACAACCTTTTCGTTTACCTCATCGTCTGATAAACCAAAAGCTGTTTGTATATAGAACTGTACCTCATCAAGCATTCTAGGAGCGTTGCAGGATAATATAACATTCTTATGCATGGCATATTCAGCTATCCAATTCATAGCTGGTCCTTCACCCGCCATAAACGGCATCTCTGAATGGATTCTTATAATCCACTTAACGTTTGGATGAAGTTTTTGAAGGATTACAAATTTTTCTGGTACAACCCATAGTGCCTCAATGATAACATGGGTTGGTCTAAATAGGGTTACTTCTCGATCGATCTTATTATTATCCTCAACGACAACGAGCTTTGATTCAATACCAACTGCCTGAAGCATGCCGTCCATGAATTTTGCGGAATTATAGAGACCAGTGGATACTCCTATATGGTCGTCTTGTTTTGCGTAGAAGTTTGTTTTACGCTTTAGGATGAATAATGTTTTCATTGTTTAGTGTCAGCAAAGTCAGTTTTAATAATTGTATTTATAACGACAGGGCTTGATCCTGTACATCTTTTTTGTATCGAGCCATCTTGTCTAAGTAACCTTGATTACGTAGTTCCTTAAACACTAGGTTCTCGAATGAGAATTCACCACCTTTTAGAATGGCGGCGCCTCTCATGTCTCTTAACTTATCTTTTAGGTTATTGAATGCGTCTAGATCCATCTTATTATTAATCATATCATCGATCATACGCATATAGAACTTAACCTTTTTCTTAAGGGTTGGATCCTTAAGCATCTCGTCACCGATAAATTCTGGTTTGGATATCCATTCATTATGTGTTAGTGAGTATACACCTTGATTCTTTTTAGGTGGTACTGATTCATCCTGCGCGTATGGTTCTAACCCATAACCGAGAATGGTAATCTTATGGGCCATGGACCACATAACCTTTTTATCTTGAAGATAATCGTCAAGCAATGGGTTATCTTTAGCAATCTTGGACTTATCAACAACCAAGTGAACATCAATGTCAGATAGATCAGTATAGTTATAGTTAGCGTTGCCTCCAAGCATGATAACTTCTTTAACAGCGTCTTTAGGGATTTTAGCAAACTCTCTCCATGCTTCCGCAAACTGTAGTAGTTTTGCTCTTACTTCTGGCTTAAGGACAAATCCGTCCCATAGTTTAGGATTTAGTTCTTTGTGATATTGTAAATGAAGTTTGAGTTCATTTAGAACTGTTTTATAAGATTTCATTTGAATAATTTATTGATGATCCAACCAATAACCATAGCTCCACCAATAACTAACCATCTCCACATCTCAAGTGCTTTGATGCGGCTATCGTAACTCTCAAGCTTCTTATCTAATGACTCTTGGATCTTTGCGTGACCAGAGGTACTATTTTCCATAGACTCATCGATCTTCTCGCTTAGTTCCTTTGCGACTTCAGATATCCTAGCGTAGATATGACGAATGTCATCCTGGTTTCTTTCAGTATCTTTTTCTACCGTGCTTAACTTTTGTTCTTGTACAGCTAATAACTTACTAATATTAGCACTGACTTCAGTTAACTTATCGATGTTGTCCTGTAATTTCGATACTATCGATTGAAAATCATTACTTTCCATTGAAGATCTCTTCCTGTTGTTTTACCCAGTCTTGTAAGGCTTTAAGCTCTTCTGATAACTGGTGGTAGTTGTTATAGTTAATGCTTATTGTTTCTCCGAGGGTAGAGAGTTTAGTTCCACTGGGGCTTTCATCAATTCCTCTGGAGGTGTCGGGAACTTCGCCTTTTGCGGCAGAATCGTGGAGCAAGACAAAAGATTTAGGGATAACGCAGTTAGCGTCAGCATTTTTACCAAGATTCTTAGATAGTTTTGTGATTGCATCACCTTTCTCCTTAACTACTTTTGTTAGTGTTACATATTTAGTTACGATCTGCTTTGATCTCTTATCGGCTTCAGCAACCTTACGATCCATATCGGCTTTAAGTTTTTCGGCTTCAGCTCTCCAGATAATATCCTTAGAGTATGCACCAGTAAAATAACAACCGATACACAGTACAACTAATGATACCCATTTAAGTATGATTGCGGATAACTTAACACCTGGAATATTACCAAGTATAGTAAAGATTATAAATCCAATTCCACCAATACCAACTAACATTGTAGTTGCTTTTAATAACCATGCATCTGGTATAAATGATAATAAGAACATTATGTGTTTTCCTTACAATTGTTTCCATGCCATCTTTTATAATTACCTACATTCATTTCTTTATTACATCACCTTTGCGTTACGGCGTGTCATAGACAAAACGCCTGTGTTCATCTTCTTGTACTTATCTATATCTTTCTTTTTAGGAACTGGAATATCAGTCGATACTAGAGAACCAGTAGAATTAGCGGGAGCACCGCCACCACCTGAAACTCCACCACCTCCTGGTCCGCCTCCACCACCGCCACCACCATCTTCATCGAGAGACTTCATAAACTTCTCGACAAGCATAGTTTCTTCAGCTAGGATGACTTCCATTTCCATGATCTTATTAAATCTAGCTTCCATAAGTGAAGTAGATCTTTCGTTCTTTTCGTAATACTCTTTAATTAGGAAATATGCCGTAACTAAACTCTTTAACTTATTTTCTCCCCCTGGCAGTCTGTTGATAATTCTCTTCATATTGAAGACTAATCGATTGAGAAACGTGTAGGCATTCTTCTGCTCGCTCGTAGTAAACGAGGAGGGCTTTATGAGATTCTTGCCTTTAGCATCGATGATACCTAACTTGTAGGCATCGGTCTCCTTGAAGGGTTTAACCAACATATTAAGGATTCTATAAGCTATTAAACTATCTATTACTTGTGACATTAGATCTTCCTAAGTATTTGTATTATGTATTCGTCTAGCTTAACTTCAGATAACTTTATTTTATATTGTGGTAACTCTTCTGGCATTCTTTCTAAAAATATTAAGAATGTCACCAAGTATGGCCAATATTCCTTATCGATCTTAAAGAATAACATATTAGTGGCTTCATCGCCAAATATATTATAGATTACGATCAAGTGATTTAAAATTAAGTTCTCTTTTAAATCGCATTCATTCTTATATCTACTGAATAACTTCTTCAAGTATAAGAACCGTTTCAAATCATCATTAAACTCCTCCAATGAGTAACATTGGGTGTTATCATAATGATTCATCGCATAAGTTAAAAAATTATCTTCTGTCAACACTATATTCATATTATAAAAGGGGAAGTTACCTTCCCCTACTTAGTTTAAGCTACTGTTAATGTAACTGCGTTAGATGTTGCGTTTGTGTTACCTGTATCAGTACCACAGATTACACGGTATTTCTTACCATTTAATCCAGTAGAGTTACTAATTGTTAAAGTAGCTGTACCAGCGCCTGAGTAAACTCCTGCGTTAGATATGTTAGACCATGTAGAACCACCATCTGAACTAATTTGCCATTGGTATGTTAAGCTATTGAATGCACCAGAAGCA